TAAATAACTCAACGAATGATACCATCTCGCTGAGTTCAAAGTCTTCTTCAGTTGCAGTTGTACCCACAGGATTAAGTGGCATGGGTATAACCTTCCATGAACCATCCCAGAGCTGTACTCTTCCTAAGTTTCTATCCTCAACCCACTTGTCAAGAACCCACTCAGATAATATGGGTTGATTTACTTCAACAAATTTTATTATCTCTGGTATTATAACTTTATACTGATCTCTTAGATTACAAAACGAGGAGAGTGGTGTTAGCACCTCCTCTTGCCAAATTTTTCTCATATACTATTTTTTAGGACACTCATCACTTCCGTGTACTGGACATTCTACCCCTTCTTTGGTGTGATTGCAAGCTGTCTTTACTTTTCCAGTCTTCTCGTCAACCTTAGGAGCTGGTTCATTGCCATGTTTACGACCATCGGGATCCTCTAACTCAGGCATCACCTCGATAGTCGAGGTTACTTTTTTTCAGTTACACTCCTGAATTTTGAGAATGTAAATGATTCATTCTTAGAAGCACTACTTTTCTTCTTCTTATCCTTACCGAAGTTTGGATTCTTCTTGATGAATGCTTGTGCTCTGTCTAATTCACCTTGGTCTCTTTTATTTCTTTCCTTCTTCTTACCAAACAACTCAGCAACTTGTTCAACTTCTTCTTTCTTAGCTGTCTTTGCTGAGTCTTTAAAGTCTTTCTCAGTTGGTGCACCCTTGTCACCCTTACTACGCATCTTATCACCACGCTTTCTCTTAGCATGGATGTTAGCATAGAGACCCTTGCCCTCACCTACGACTTCAGCTCTTTCTTCCTGTTCCTTTTTCTTCTTACTACCTTTACTGTAATTACCCTCTGACTTGATTGCAGGTTCTACGAAAGTCTGTCCATGTGGTCCTGCAGGTAGATCTGTATTTACTTCATCCTGATCAGGATTTCTTTCTGGTCTAGCAACATGCTCATGCACTGCCTCTTTCTTGATATTGAGTGTCTCAACAGGAACGTCTTTCTCTAGTCCATGCTCGAACATAACATCATAGTGTGTTACTGTTCCATCTTCTAGTAGTGTGTGCTCTCCTTTTATACAGTTACCTTCACCCCACTCTGCATGTTCTACCTTAGTAGCACATGAATGCTTTACCTTTTTGATGCTTGGTTTGCCTTCTTCACCCTTTGGTTCTGCAAGTTTCATACCAGGTGCGTCACCACCTCCAACACCATCAGCTCCTTTGCCTTTGATGTCTGTATTACCCATGACTGCGGAGTAATCATATCTCCATGTCTCTTCGACACTTTTAAACTTTGTGTTTAGACTTGTTTCTGCAGCTAATTGTGCTAAAGTCTTTTCCTCGTGATGGCTCATCTTATCTTTTTTGGGATCTGTTGGAATTGTTTGCTTAACTGGAACTGTACCTTCAGGTTTCTGTACCTTCTGGCCAGGTGTAAGCGACATAACATACTCTCGATATGCGTCAGTACCAGTCTCAAATGCTTCTTTTATGTTTGTAATCCAAGTGCGGAAGGTAGTTTCTTCAGCAGTAAGACACAACACATAGTTAGGTCCTCGACGTAAAATCTTTCCTACTTGTCCGTTCTCAGTAAGAATCCATTCACCTTTTTTATAGACTTCATTCTTATAGAACTTATCTTTGGTGATCTTTGCTTCCGCAACTTTAGTTTTCTTTGCGAATTCAGAGAAAGATTTCATTAATATATGTGTACATATCAAGTTTATTTATAAGCCCATACCACTTCTAACCTTCTGCATGAGCTCCATCTTCTCATTAGTGTCCAAAGTATCGGGTATTCCCTTTATAAATTCACTAGTTTTTACTTCTTTTGCTGCTTCTCTCATCTTACTTGCGGACATTCCAGCTGCACCATCCCCATCTGGATCTCTATCACCCGCAGATATAACTTTAATAGTCTTGAATGCATAGTCTATGCTATTTTGTTTCTGTAATAACTTATCAAAGTCCGCTACTCTATCAGAACCTACCACCATCACTATATCAGTGTACTCTTTCATCATCATATCCTGTGCCACCTTGATAATAGTATTGCAACATGCTTCAGTTTCTATCTTTGCCCACGGAAACATCTTCTGCATTATTTCTACCTTATATTCATAGGGTAATGGGTTATTTGGTTTCTTAAATGTCTGTGATGGGTAGATCAAATAGTCACCAGAACCTGCATAACTTGATACTGCCTTTATAAGTTTCTCATGACCTATGGTTGGTGGATTAAACCTACCAAATGTAAAATGACATGTCTTCATTTACCGTCTCCTGCAACCCAGTTCTTTTCTACGTTGAAGTTTGCAACTGAGAATGTCAAACGATCAACTAACTTCACTGCACCTTTACCTTCTTGAATAGCAACGTACCCCTCAGGTGCTGTTATCTTGTACCCATTCTCCGTGCGGAGATATGTACCAAATCTTTCACCCTTCTCTAGTTTACGGATGAACATTTCCTTTGCTAACTGAAGATTTTTATACAAGTCAATAGTATTAATCAGATCTTTTTCATGTTTTTCAATAAGATCTTGACCCTCATATAACTTAGCAAGTTTACCTGCCTTACCTTTCGGTGTCTTTAATTTATCTGCTGCCTTCTTACACTCTGCTTCAAAGTATGTCTTAAATTCCTTTATAACTGTAGTAGATGTACCCATTTTCTGACCCCTTCTGACATACTGGTTGAAGAATATCTTTAGTCTAGTACCCACAGCCAACTGATCTTTACCTGCATTGTGCTCTGCCATAGTGTCTAGGAAACTACCTGCCACAAGAGTACCACTTGACGATTTTATTTTAACTAATTCATTCTTCTCAGAACTATTGAGTAAAATATCATTACCAAGTTGCTCTGTCTCAGCACTCAGTACCAACACATCGTTACTACTATTCAACTTCTTAACATTATATCCAAAAGAAGCTTGCAATGAGCTGATAGTACCACCAGAATAACTGGTATGAAATACTATACCAAGTTTTGCTTTCACTGCCTTATCATATAAGTCATCCTCAGAGGGTATACAATAGGTAATAGTGTTAGGTTGGAATATAAGACAGTCTTTACCATCTATTTTCTTCTTCTCTTTATCATCAGTAAAAAGTAAGTCACCTTGTGCCACCCCTTTGATACCCAGAGCAGGTAGATATGTCAAACAGTCCTTCAATTTAGAAGCAAGACCAGGTGAACTACCATGATTTGCATCCACATCTGCGTGTGTAAAATTAATCTTAGCATCTTTGTTGAAGATAGATTTACTACCAACAAAGAACCTACCAGTCTCAGGATATGTACCACAAAATACAGCAGGTGCACCGTCCCATTTGGTAGTAATTTTTAAGTTACTGTCACCACCAGAACTAAAAGTCTTAGCAAGTTCATCTAAGAACATAAAAGCATCCGTTGCACCCTCCTTACCATCAAGGAGAATACTATCTTCTAAGTGTTCTAGGTGTGTGTTCTTACTCATTAGTATATTTTAGCAAATGGTCCGTATTTTGTGCCTTCTTTTTTGGCAAGAAATACCATGTCAGTTCCAAACTGATCTCTGTCCTCAGGTGTGAGAGATAAGAACTCACTCAACCATTTAATTTGTTGACATTTAGAGTTTGCTACGTGAGGTTTTGTACCAAATACAAATGCTAGGTTATCGTATGCTTCGTCTGCAGATTTAGCATCTATTTGTACTCTATTTTTCTGCAAAATACCGATGAGACCTTTCCAATCAGTACTATCATCAATAAACTCTTTTGCAGTCTGAGGATATGATGCATTATCTTTTGTAAAGTTTAAATTATAATCTTTTAGTAATTGTTCTACCAATTCAACAGTTGCTTTACCTAATCTAGCAGCAGTAGCACCAGATGAAGTGGGTTCGTATTTTAAATTAGACATCCCAGTACTATTGTTACCTTTGATCTGGAAATTATATGTGTTACCACCATCCTTTACATATACTCTTGTGTCCTGAGTAGTTAAAGTTATTGCTCCTTCTTTATCTTTCTTCTTACCCATCTTACAGTCAGCAGCAATGTATGAAAAACGCATCTTAGCTAAGTTGGCAAAGAACTCACTCTTATCATTCACAAATTCTATTCGTGCATCCTTTCCTGCAGCTACCTTTTTGAGAGAAATACCAAACACTTGTTTGTTTGCAAACAACACTCTCATTATAGCATTTAATTCAGTAATTGACTTTGCTTTTGAACGTCCTGTTGATCCAGAATTTACCGCAGTATCTATCCTTTTTGTCCACGTAGACTCATTTTGTATCAACCAGATGTCAGCAGGGTTCCAGTTGTCCTTAGCACTGATGTTAAAATTATCTTTAACTATTTTAGTGATGAATTCCATGAACCCACCGTTACGATTGAACTCTGTGAACGCAGGTTTACCTATCTTGGCAAGCAATGTTTTCTGTTGCTTGTAAAAGTTCTCTAACCAAGTGTCATCTACCTCATTTACCTTACCAACTCTCTTCCATATATCTTTAATACCATTCATGGTGACATCATCTGCCTTCAATGCATCTGCATCCTTCCACGTTGCGTTATCTTGTATTGCTCTCCTAAAAACAAAGGCAGAACCAAGTTCTTGCATCTCTGTCATGGTTGCTTCACTAATACTCTTACCAGTAGAGTCAGTTAGTTTACCTGTTGCTTGAAACTTTACTTTCTGAGTACCAACAAACAGTGTAATATGTGGTTTAGCACCTGTATTAACATCTAATGGTCTCGCTGCTATGTAACTATTCTTAAATCGTGTGATCAATCTTCTCACAGCACTCTCACTGGTCTTGAGTGAGATCCAAGGTTGGTCTGGTTTGACACCAAATGATGATTTACCATCCCAGTTACCATATTTTATGTTAGGATCATGTCTCCATATAGCATCTTGACCCGCAACATCCATAATCATCTCCATCTCTTCCTTAATCGAACGGGATTTGATTGCTTTTATTAAATCTCTTTGATCAATGTTCTGGTATGCCATTCCCTACTAGAAGCTTTTCCAATATTTAGGAGGGAGTAACCCAGATTCTGTGTCAGTTCTATGCTTGAGGGTTAAAACGATGTCACCAGCGAGACTAATTCTTCTATGTTCTCTGGGTTGAGGAGTAGTATAGTGTTCAAGATTACCAGGAAACATAATAAGATGCTCAGGTTGAGGGGTGATCGCATATCCATCACCGTTGTTAAATCTATTTTCTTTAATAAGTTTAAACGCATCTCCAAACCATTCATTAGGGTTCTTTTTATGTAGTATTAAGGGGTCACCAGGTGTCTGTATGTAATACACCCATGATATATGTGCACATGAGTGGTAGTGACATGGGAAGTGTTGACCAGGATCACATATAGTAAACCAAGTCTTGACAAAATTGACATCAAAAGTGGATTTATCTATTGCAAACTGATCCAAGTACTCAATGGCACATTTCTTCACGGCTCTAAAAAATTGTTCTAGTCTCCTATCTTGATGGACTAAAACTTTACCGTTTAATTCACCTGTTATCTTACCAGTACTGTTGTCAAATTTACCATCATCAAATCCTTTGTATAATATGTTCAAAAAACCAGTAAGTTTCTTCTCATATATGATAAGAGGGAATGCTTGATGAAATTTAGAGGTCGTCTTCTGCACGTACTTCCGAGTAGTTAATATCAAACCTACCACCAGGATATCTTTTCTCTAACTTCTTGATGTTTCCTTTAATTACCTCGTCAAAAGATATGTCCAAAGCCATACAAGCTTGTGCCACATACCACATAACATCACCCA